GTCCTTCAACTGTAGTTGCAGATGCTTTTGCAATAGCTGCATCTTCTCTAGCTCTATTTATAACATCAAAATCTAATCCATGAATGTGTGGACCTGGATGATCCCAAGGGTCACAGTGAGGATCACAAGGATGAGGAGGTGGAGGAAGAATTCTCTTAAATAAATCTACTAAATCTTGTACATTAATTGTTTTGTTATGCCCATGTTGTACAATTGGAATTAAGTCGCCACTATGTAAATGGTCGGCTCTAGGCATTTCTGAAATTTTTAAGTCTTTACAATCCATAATTTAATTAAGTTATTATTGTCCTGAATAAATTGCTCCTGTTGCATCTATTGTTCCATTCACATAAACACTCTTACCATCTTTAGGTTGAATTTGAGTATCACCCTTTCTTTCCCATAGAAGTGCAGCTTCTACAATATTAGTAACAGCTGTTATGAAAATAGGGTCAGATACAAGACTTGCAACATTTACATCAAGTTTATTAGTTACTGAATTGTATGTTAAATGGTTTCCAGCTAATGCAGAAGGATCAAAATCAAGCTCTTGTTTTAAAGCATTTATATTTATTCCTAAACCATCAACATCAACTGTTAAATAAGGTCTAGAATTTTCTTGAATTTGTACATCAAATGTATATTCTCCTTCAGCATTAGGAGTAAGAGAACGTTTTAAACCTTTACCTGCTTGATATCTCTTATCAATAGCAGCTTGAATTCCAGAAACTCTTAAACCATTAGTATTTACAGATAAGAATTGCTCAGATTGAGGATCAATTTTTGCACTAACAGTAGATCCAGATATTTGAATACCATTACCTCCTGAATATACATCAATTAAATCACTAATATTTATATCAACAGTTGCTCCGTTTTCAAATATAAATGTAATAACTTTAGTTTCTTGGTTATATCTTACTTGAGATAATAATTGGTCTTTAGCAATATTAATTCTTCCTACAATTTCTCCGTTTATAACTAAGCCGTATTCAAACTCTCCAAGTTCTTCTAAATCAATACTATCTACTTTAGCTTCTAAAGCTGTAATACTAGAAGAATTATTAGAAACATTAGATTGTAATGTTGAAACAGTTCCTGCAAGAGTATCTACTCTACCTTCAACAATACTTACTCTTTGATTAGCTTGTTCTGCTAAAGCATGAGTAGGATCTATTTTAGAATCTAATAAATCAACTCTTCTTTCAACATTACTTACTCTAGTATTAACTTCTGTAATTGCTTGGGTGTTACTTTCAATATTAGCAGAATTAGCTGTGATATTTCTAGTATTTTTATCAATATCTCTTCTTAATTCAATATCTTTACTCTTTAGCTCTGCAATATCAGAAGTGTTAGTTTCAACTTGTTCTTTTAGTTCAGTAATATCTTCAGAAGAATCTTGAAGTTGCTCGACAGTTTCTGATAATTCACCAATTGCTTCAGCTAACAGTTCATCAGCTTCTAATACACTTTTAGCTGTATTAATAATGGAATTGGTTCCTTTTTGATATTTTCCCGTTTCTTTTAATCCTACTGCTGCAATAATATTACTTTGAACAGCGTTAATTTGATCGAATTCTTCTTCAAATTCTTCAACTTTTGATTGAAGAGCGTCTAATTTTTCTTCTAAAGTTTCAACAGATTCAGAAACACCTTTTATTGCTTCGTCTAATTTATTATCTGCGTCTGCTAAATTAACAGCTTCCGAAATATATTTAGCTTCTGTATTTTTAATATACTTACCGTCTTTTGTTAGACCTGCACTTTCTTCAACTTTATTTAATTCTGTAAGTAGTCTAACAAAATCATCTTTTAATACACTAAGATCGTTTAAAGCTCTTCCAGCTTTTACATCTGCTCTATTTGCAATAGCAGATACTTTGTTTATAACTTTTAAAGATTGTTCTGCTAATCTTCTAGCTGTAGTAGCTTCTAAACTTGCTGAACCAGCTACTTCTAATGCTTTATGTGCTACTCCATCAACGTGAACAATAAAATCATAAAGTCTTCTATCTACGTCACATGGCGGAAGCATGTGAGGATGTAATGGTTCTGGACAATGTTTATCAAATGGCCTTGGTCCTTTAGGTCCGAAATTAATGTCATCAAAGTTCATCATTTTTCTTTCAAAATTTTATGTTTACACTCTGTTAAAATATTATCTCCACATTCTAGCAAAATTGCACAATCTACTCTATTTTGTCTTAAATCATCAAAATCAGATTCGTTGCAACATCCACAATGTTTTTTCATAGTTTTATTTTTAAGTTCTAGCATCAACAACTTTATCATTATAAGGATTTCCGTCATGTAATTGTAAATACTCAATTTCTGTACGTTTAGCGTCTTGTTCAGCAACAGCTTCTCTATAAGTCCTTTCGGTTCTAGCTTTAAACCAATTAACTTCATTTTCCATTTGAGCTTTTTGAGCTTCTAATTGGATTTTAGCTTCATTAAGTTGCTCTACTTTATTCTAAAGTTGTTGTGCTTGTTTTTGTATTTGTTGTAATTCTTGCTACATCTATTCGTTTTGTTGTTGAAGTTGTTGCATTTGGTTCATTTCTTCTTTTTGTTTCTTAATTGCCTTTTGCACTTTACTTCTAAAATCTGGAACATTTTCTGTTGTAACCGCATCTACAATAAGTTCTGGACCCATTATTTGAGATTTAATTAAATCAGGAACTAATGCTTTTAACTGTTCTAATTGTCTAGTAACATTAGAACTTGTTACAATATGAATATCGTAATCACTAATTGTAAAATATTCAGGAAGTGCAGTAAAAACTCGCTGTCGCTTATCTCCTAAAATTATAGTTCCTTGTAGTCCTTTTTTAAATACAATCTTTGCTAGATTCAACGCGTCTAATAACATTTCTTCTACTACAACGTCCATCTATTGATAATATTGTTTTGTTATAATAAAAGAGTTATTAACAGATGTTTGAACATTGGTCACAGCATCTTTTTGTTGAATTCCATTTAATCTTTCTCTAAACACTCCAGTAATAGATGATGCTGTTTGCTCTACAGAATCAATTGCTATTTGTATAGCTTGAACGGTTTGTGCTTTAATAGTATCGTCATATCCGTTAAATATAGTATTTATTGGAGCTTGACCTGAACCTAATCTTCCTTCCTAAGAAGTATCAATTGGAGCAATACCTGCTTTTTTATAAGCTAAAAATTTCTGTAGTCTTTCTGGAAGATTTACTCCTAAAAATTTTGGTAACATAGATACATCAATCCAATCACCAACATTACCAGAACTTGCGATTAAATTATCTCGATAAAAATGTAGTAAATTATATTTATCTTGAAGAGAAGCACAAGCTAATACCAACGAATAAGGTTCTGAACTTCTATTAGTAAAGTATACACCATTTACTGATAAAGAACATCTTGTTGGATCATCTTGACTTCTTATAACATTTTCATCCTCTCCATAAAGTATAAATATACTTTCTCCAATTCTTACAGTTTTATATCTCTACATTACATGTTTTTTATCTGTCTTTATCCATTCAACTTCATATACAGGAATTAATTTATAATTATAAGTATTATATGGTCCTGTAGGATATCCTGGAACTATTTCTTTACCTGCTTGTAATCCATCAGTTTGTGGTGTACCGTCGGCATTTGTAAAAGAACGAATATAATATGTAGATGTATCAAAAGCATCTTGCCAAGATTCATTTATTAAATCTAAATCTTTCTTATGCAGTTTCTTACCGTACATGTTTAAAATATCTGGTTTAGTTAACCATTTTCTTACAACAGCTCGATAAGAATCTTTAACATAAGGAGATTCTGGATTTTTGTCAATAAATGTATTTAACGGATCTAATACCTCAATTGTAACATTATTGTTAGCAGGAGTTGGCTTTACTCTATAAAAAGTATATCCAGTAATTAATAAATCCGTTA